CATTGAAAACATCAATTTCGCATAGTTGGTAAAGCTAAATGCGTCTTTCCCCTTTTTCTCAGCGTGAACAGCGTCAAGACCTCCTGAAAGCTTTTTTAGTGTTTCAGTACCTTTTACAAAGTTTGCGCTAGAATCCGCTTCAAAGTTCAATAATTTGTGGTGTAATGAAGCTTTGTCAAAACGATTGTTTTTGTCTGCTAAGCTGTCTAGACCAACTGCAGAACTATTTTTGAAACCAATCAATTTGTTCATGATAAAACCACCCACGTAAGACTTACCATTTGACCCATTACCTAAGAGATACAAAATTGATTGATATTTGTACTCTCTATAATACATATATCCAATATACTCATATAATGTCTGAGCTTGATCTTTCAGTAGATAATCAATCCATTGTTTAGCCAATAGTTCATCTGTTTCATCTGTTTTTATTAAAGGATATGGTAATTGCAGTGTGTGGTAATCTTCTAACCTTGTCTCACGAATATCATTGGTTTTAAAATCATATGTGCCATTTTCAAACGCAATAATATTTGGATTAGGATTGTCACCTAATGGTGCATGTTCCCCACGTGTCATGGAGCGATTAGCTAACTCAGGAGCTAATTTCTTCATTTCTTTACGAATTTCATTCCCAAATTCTGGATTTCTAAATTGTGGTGTGAATTTTGGCGCTAAAATGTTCTCAAAGTACCAATCTGAATATTTGTAACTACCTATATTTACTTCAGACCAGATGCGTGTGTCTGCATTGTATACATATGGAGCGTTTAAGTTAGGGTGTGCATACACATAGGCTAACTGATTAAATTTATCAATAAACAATTCTTGTTGAATCTCAAACTTTGGCTGTGTTCCGTCTTTACCTCCGTAGTACATTCTTCCTAATTCTGAATTGAAATCCACAAATTCCTCACTTGGAAAATGTTTATTTGAAACAGGTAATAACTCTTCAACAGGTGCTGAATAGTCTATTTTCGTTAAATCATTCATTCCATTAAGTCCTCCCTCATATCTTATGCACTTAGTATAGCTCATTTTATTTCCTCCCATGTTATAATTACACTACTAAGTGTACTGTTTCTTAGTTTACTTGTTACTACCTATTGTAATTGGTTGCTTCCTTACAATCAATAATTTTATACTTCTTTTTGGGATATGTCAAGCGAAATTCATCAATTGCTCCTCTCATTGTTTCAGCTAAGTAGCTTAATTGAATAGTTTGTGTGTTTCTTTTTGCTAGAATAATAAATGTAGTCATTTTACTTCCTCCTATTTTTTCTGTAATGGTGGTGTTGCTTCATCTTTATCTGGAATATCACAACCAACAAAGTAATTATATGTGGTATTACTTTGATTGTCAAGTTCTTTTTTAAACCTTTTGTTTTCTCGTGCTAACTCTCTTTTCAATGTGTTCACACGTACCATGTTTTCATAAATGGAGTGGTAGTCATTCTCATAACGTTTCATTTGTTCAATCAAATGCTTGTTCAATTCTTTTAACTTTTTAATACGTTTGCGGTTTACTTTATCACCTAATTTGAAGGCGAATACTGCTGTAAATTTTAAGATCATTACAATTACCACTACTAATAGTAGTCTAATTATGAAATTCATTCTTCTTCCTCCTATTTGTAAATATCCATCAGCTTTACAATTCTCTGAAATAGTTCTTCGTCTTTTGTTAGAAAATGGAAGCGCTCTTGGTGCAAATTACCTAACCAGTGAAAGCGCTTTTCTAATTCGTTTAGCTCTTCAATTATGGTGCGCATTTCTTTTTCGCATTGTTCTATTGTGTTGTGTGTCTGCCAGTAACGTTGCGTGGTGTGGCTCTGCATGCTGTCTGGTTCGTTCATCTGTATAAGTCTCTCTAATGCTTTATCATGAGACTTAGAGAGTCGCTTGAACTCTCTAAGTTGTATTTTCATGATTTCTGTATAATATTTTGCTAACATAGTAACATTCCTTTTAATTTAAAGTAGTCAGCTCGTAACTCAGCTAGTACTTTTTCGTCAGCATCATGATCTTTTGCCCAGTTGATGATTGGCTGAATTTTGTTGTCTACCCATTCTGAAACTTTTGTGAGGTCTTCCTGTGTTTCATTCTCAGCAGCTACATCAACAAAATCGCTGTAAAGTTTGTCCATTTTCTTTTGTAGTTCGTTGTAGTTTTCGTGTGTCATTTTTAATTCCTCCTCTTAACTTATGAATTAAGTATAGCATGTATATAAACCAGTGTCAAGTGGTTAATTAATAGTTTTTATTTGCCAATCCCATACCCAGAAATATCCTGCTCCATCACGTACTACATATTTCAGACCGCAGTCTATCTTGGTATCAATGTCTTTAATAATGTACTTTTGACCTGTGATTAAACTATTACCACTCCACTCTTTAACTCCTATTACTTCATCACCTTTTTTAATTAGCATGTTTAGTCCTCCTTTAGATGTATACCTGTGATACAAAAACCATTGCTAAATCGTTTCTTTTCTACATTGTAACAGCTCATGATTTCGTTGTCAATACTTTTTATTCCTCCTCCATTAGCAATTGCGATTTCTTGAATTGTTTTTTTATACTCTGATAATTTTACCTTATCTGCTTTATTTCCTGTGATTATAATTCTATTATATAGTAGCGTTTGTTCAAGGTCAAGTGTATTCAACCACTGTTCGTATTGTTGCATGATTTCGTGTGGTGTTCCAGTAAATGTTACTTCCATTGTTTAGTCCTCCTTTAATTTTAATCCATACAATCTACGGTGTGCGAATCGTTGACCACTCCATTTCAGTTCAACCCCTTTTAATTGACACAGTTCGTAACATAGTTTATTTATGTTTAAATTATACTTAAGTGCTATTTCTGCCATTTCATTATATCTTACATAATGTGTCTTGTCAGTTACTTCAAATAAATTATTTATTATATTGGTCATTGTTAATTCCTCTTTTTAATTTATGAACCAAGTGTATCATCTATTGTCCTAAATGTCAACCAGTTTGTTGAAATTATATTAGAATGACAAAATAAACCAGTCATGACAAAAATTAATGACATTTTTCAATCGCGTTAACCCTTGATATACTTGACTTTTAAAAGACCAATGACATTTACTATTTTTAAGGAATGCTATTATATCAACGTTTGTAGAGACCAATGACGCTGAAACGTCACTTTTATACTTCTATATATTACGTTACTACATTATGATGTAATAACTATTTATATATAACTATATATAATATGTCATAATGTCAATAACATAGTAAAACCCTTGTGAGAGTAATAATACAGCGATTTTAATTTTGTCATTCATTCGTCATCTATTAAAACAAAGTAGAGATACTCATTGATATTAAAGTATTTTACTTATGACGAAAAAATGTCATAAGTAAAAATACTATGTTTTGAATTTGTTATTTAATTAATAAAGCCAACTGGTTTACTTAACCAACACAGTATCCCTTATCTATGCTATAATAGAAACGAGGAGGAGATATAATGAAAGATAAACTTATTGATCTATTAACACTTGTACTTAGTATCTTGCTACTTGTAATAGGTATCATTGGTTTTGGGTATATTGCTATATATTTAGGTATGAAGTTACCATATGAATTATTCAATCAAGGTAACTGGGGTTTTGCAATCGCACAACTGATTATTGTGTGGAGTTGGTTATTATTAGGAGGTAAACGCAAGTGAAAACAGATAAACAACTACTGGCACTAAACAAAACAGACCTATTAAAAGAGTATCGTGAGTTAGAAAGTAAACTACAAGAAGTGTCATCCAACACTAAAGAGCCAACACTTGAAGACGCTATCAAGATTGTACAGGATAATGATATGATTGTACGTAAAAAACAGAACTATAACTTTTAGGAGGAATGAGTATGGACGAACCAATCATTGAGCCAGCAGAACCAACACTAACAGAGATAGCTCGCTTAGTTGCTAGACGTGACGAGTTAGAAGCTGGTCTCCCAATGTATGACGCACAATACATGCAACATGCAGAAGCCTATGCAAGAGTACTGAATGACTTATATGATATTAACAGTAAACTAAAGAGTTTAGGACTATAACCATTTAATATTGAAAGGAGGTGTTTCATTTGCCATACATGTACTGCAATCAAGAAGGATGTAATGAAACAGTTAAGCTACCAGCACAATACTGTGCCAAACATAAACCAGCAAAGCTATCTGACTCAATCAAAGTAGAACAACCAACAGACAAGATTGTTGTTAAAGCAAAGAAGACTACTAAATAATAGTAGTCTTTTCTTACATATAATAGAAGGAAGGAGTAAGACAATGCCACAACGGAAGTGTGCAGTGGCTTCGTGTCGCGCGTATGTCACGCTACCTGAGCGCTACTGTGACGCACACAAAGGGTACAACAATAGTCAGTACAATAAGCATGTAAGATACAACTATGACAACAAGAAGTACAGTAACTTCTATCATTCAACCCAATGGAGGAATGCACGTAAAGCTAAGCTAATGGAGCAACCACTATGCGAGGTATGCTTGGCACAAGGCAGGTACACCAATGCTGACATGGTTCACCATAAGATAGAATTAAGAAGTCCAAACGGATGGAAACATAGACTTGATTTAAATAACTTAGAATCAATATGTTACGAGTGTCACAACAAGGAAGAGCACAGCTACAGTTGGAAAAATAGAGGTAGACAACCGCGGTAAATCAACAACCGCACAGCCAAAATTATTTTTAGGGAGACCAAAATGTTTTTACCCGCCCTACCTTTAATAACGAATTAATCGCGGCTCACTCTTCTTCGCACGAAATTCTAAAAATGAACTTTCAAAAACGCCCTTTTCCCCTCGTAAACGTGATTTAAAACTGGTTTCTTGTGTTGAAAATAAAGGACACATACTACATATAGTATGTTATTTCACTTATATGATTTATCCCCCATTAGACACCACTGAGTCCTGGTTTCTTCACACAGGGTTCTTTTTATATGATATAATAAACTATATGAGGGAGTTTTGTCTTTAACTCAATAAAAGGTAAGGGAGGTAGAACAATGCCAGCTCCGAAAGCAGTGTATGTAAAAGATTTAGCGACTGGGAAAACACGTAAATTCAAATCACAATTCGCGGCAGATGACTTCTTTGGACTCAAGAGAGGCTATATGAAGGATCTGAAAACCAAACTCGGCGGTCGTAATAAAAAATTTGAAATTATGGAAGTTCCAAAAGAAGAGTTATAAATATTACTTGACAACCTCCTCAACATATGCTAAACTATTAATATAAAAGGAGGAGGTTTTATTTATGGAAGAAGTTTGGAAAGAATTAGACGATTTACCAAACTATGAAATAAGTACCATGGGTAGGTTGAGAAATAAAAACACATTGAGAATTTTAAAAACAAGAATTTCAAAACTTGGCTATGAGCAAATAACAATCACTTATGGTGGCGAAAAATATTTCAGAACAATACACCGGCTTGTAGCTAAAGCATTCTTAATTAACCCAGATAATAAACCTGAGGTTAATCACATTGACGAAAATAAACTTAATAACAGTGTTAGCAATTTAGAGTGGGTGACTAGAAAAGAAAATTTAAATCACGGCACTTGGAAGCTTAAAAAGAGACAATCGCGAGATAAGGCCATTTATGCTTACAAAGACGGTGAAGTACTTGAGTTCCCTTCAACTAAAATTTGCGCTCAAACACTTGGGTTGATTCCAACAAATGTTACTCAAGCTATTCGTGTAAAGAATAAAAACGGAAGTAGTAAAACACTAAAAGGCTACACATTCAAATACAAGGAGTGATAAACATGGCAAGACCACGAAAATTATTAAACGCTCAGAGTGGTAACTTGACCACTCAACAACGAGAAGAGCGTGCAAAGGAGGAAGAAGTACTTTACAATTATGAAAAGCTAGACTTCAGTTTTTATCCACCAGGTCTATTGCCACAAGCATTCAATGAATGGGATCGCATTGGAACATATGTGGGAGACCTGCCTATTAGTGAGTTAGATGTAAATACAGTCATTAGATATTGCAACTATAATTATCTATATGCAGAGGCAGTAGAGAAAGTGGCTCAGATGGGCGCTATTGACCCTGAGACAGGTAAAGCCAACCCTTGGGTTAATGCTATGAACTCCTATTCAAAAGAGCTTAAAACGGCAACCAATGACCTTGGATTAACAATCAATTCACGAATGAAGATAATTCTTCCAGCAGAGAAAGAAAAAGAAGTACTTGACCCATTTGCAAAAATGTTTGAGGGATAAGCTACACAAAACTAAAGTTTTGTGATATAATATTTATAGCAAATGAGTGGTAAACATTAGATACACCAATACCACAAACAGTCGGATTTTGTGATATAATAATTAATAGGTGGCATCTAATACACCTCTCGTGACACCGCAAGCGAGAGTATGCTAAAACGTGTGGAAAAACAACCCATAAAATCTGCACTGTGACGGAGTTGGAAACCTTAACCGTCAGCGGGCAATAGAGGTTACAGATCCTATCAAAACTGTTTTAATAGAGGTTTACAGATCCTACCAAAACTGGCTTAATAGTGGAACACATCCACTTAAAATAAGTGCTCGCCATAGTATCTGGCTGATAGTGTGATAGTATGACCCTACTTGACGACATGCACACTAAAGCAAATATACACTTAACGTAGGGCGTGTATATTTGCAGATACTCGCTTCACCCACTCTTTAGTGGTGTGTAGATGAACCCACTAGTCTAGCTAACTAGTGGGTCTTTTTTTGTGCTATAATATAAGTGACTAGCATAAAAGGAGGACACATAATGTTTGATCCAGTACAAGATTATATAGACCTAATTGAAAAAGGATACGTAGAAGGTAAAAAATACATTGTTGAAGATGGTAAATACAAGACCATTAAAGTTGACATTCGTGTAGGTAAGAAAATACAAAAAGCGATTGAACGCCATCAAAGAGAAGTAGAACTATCTAAACAACCAGATTATCCATATATTTATAGACCAGAAGAATCCCTCCCAGTGATTAAATTTATGGAAATGCTTCCTGATCCAAAAAGTCGTAAACCAATGAAGTTAGCAACCTTCCAAAAATTCATCATTGGTTTACTATATGGTTGGCGCAAAAAGAGAGACAATACTAGACGTTTTAGAAAGGCATATATATCCCTAGCGCGTAAGAATGGTAAGTCGTTAATTGTGGCAGGTATTGCACTATATGAGTTTTTGTTTGGTAAAAATCCAGCAGCAAGCCGCCAAGTAGTAGCGGCAGCGAACACAAAAGAGCAAGCAGGAATCGTTTTCAGAATGCTTAAATCTCAACTAATGGCACTACGCAGCGTATCAAAAGAAGTGAAGAAACGAACAACTGTGCGTAGATATGACATTGAAGCGAGTGATGAATCAACCGTTAAACCATTATCCAGTGACGCAGACACACTAGATGGATTAGATGTTTTGTGTGGTATCCTAGATGAATATGGTGAAGCTAAAGATACAAGTATTATTGAAGTATTAGAATCATCACAAGCCCAACAAGTAGAAGGTCTAATTTTAATGATATCTACAGCTACAAAAAACTTAAATGGTCCTATGTTCACAATAGATTACCAATTTGTTGATAAGCTACTCAATGAAGAAGTGAAAGCTGATGCCTATCTAGCACTATGTTGGGAGATGGATAATCTATCAGAAGTAGATGATGAAGCGAACTGGATAAAAGCCAATCCATTATTAGAAATACCAGAGGCGTATGAGTCAATGATGGAGCATAAACGCAACTCACTTGATGAATATAAAGGTAAAATGGATTTATCAGGATGGCTTACAAAAGAAGAAAATTTTTGGGTACAATCATCTAAGGATAGTTTTGTAACAAAAGAAGAATGGGACGCAGTGAAAGCACCTACTAATTATAATATTAGAGGTAGAAAAGTCTATATTGGCATTGACTTAGCAAGAACCTCAGATATGACAGCCGTTTCATGGATTATTCCAATAGAAGAAGAACACAAACTACTACTGGACACACATGGTTTTGTGTCATCAGTAGGAGGTATTGACCATAAACAGTCAATTGATAAAATACCATATAGACAGTATGAGTCAATGAACCTCATTCATATTTCCCAACGTGAAGATGGTTTAATAGACACAGAAGAAATGTGTGATTGGATACGTGATTTCATAGATTATAATGACTTACAATTGGTTGGTATTTATTATGATCCATTTATGATGGATAAGGCTTTGATTAATCTAAGTAAAACATACCCTAAAAAACTAATTGAAGTACCACAGAAAATAAATTATTTATCATCACCAACAAGAGCCCTACGTGAGTTAATTCGTAGAGGTGAAGTAATGCATACCAATAACCCTTTATTGAATCGTGCAGCATACAATGCAATGATTAAAGAGTACAATGATAGCGTTGCAATTGATAAGCAAATAAATAGGAATAAAATTGACTCACTTGACGCCATAATAAATGCCATGAGTGACGCTCAATATCACGATTATGACGCACCTACATTGCAAGATTTACTAGATAGCGGTGAGTTTGGTTTTGGATACTAATACAACACCTAAGGGTATGTTTAAACAGCATACCCTTTTCGTCTATTTTGTGTTAAAATAGAGTTAGAAATATCGCAAAAGGAGCGTGAAAACATGAAGTTTGTTGCGGTTATTGTAGCTGTTTTGTATATAATTAGCGCAGTATTTATCGCTTTATCAGCATTTTTAGTATCAAATATCATAGGTTTATTCATCTGTGGTATATTATTCATGATTCCAACAATTGTTTTATATCATGAAGCCACTAATTCAGGAGAAGGGAGGTTATAATAAATGGGATTATTCATAAACAACGGAAACCCAGTGACAGAGCAACAATTTATTGATTATATCAATACTGGAACAGTTTACACCACCAATTTCACAGGTCTCAAAGCGTTGACAAACTCAGACATTTATACTGGAGTGAACATCATTGCTGGAGACATTGCTCAGAGTCAATTTAAACCAGCAGCTACTACCTCAGTGGATGAAAGCTTATTACACTTGTTAAATACAGAGCCAAAGGCAAATCAATCACACTATACAATGCTGTATGCAGTGGTTTCAAATATTATTTTAACAGGAAACGCATATGTTCTCATTCATAGAAATAAGGATGATAGCGTAAAAGAGTTGGAGTTTGTAGAAACACAACAGGTTAACGTGATTAGAGACCTTGTCACAGGAGTATACAGATATGAGGTTAACATGCCATATGGGAATATTATGTATAAGTGTGACCCACGTGATATTTTACACTTCAAATTAAGTACCACAGATGGCTGGCTAGGACGGTCACCATTACTATCATTGAATGACGAAATATCATTACAAACTAATGGACTGAAAGTACTAAATAACTTCTTTTCAAAAGGTGTCTTCTCTGGAGGTATTCTTAAATTATTAAATGGTACAGTCAACAACAGCGCTAAGAAACAAATTAGAGACGACTTTGAAGCAGTGAATGGAAGCGGTGGAGTTATCGTAATAGATGACTCGCAAGAGTTCACTGATAATAAAATCAATACAGAAGTACTAAAATTGATTCAAGCCAATAAATTTAGCACCCAGCAGATTGCTAAAGTATTAGGTATTCCAGTAAGTAGATTTGGACAAGAACTAGTCAACTCATCTGACACTAGTCAGAATGACATCTATATTGCAAGCACTATCGCTAAGTACGAATCATCTATCTGTGACGAGTTGAATCTAAAATTAGGGGTAGAGTTAGAGTTAGATTTATCTAAACTACGTCAAGATACAAAAGAAGATAGACTGCGTAGAATTGCAGAAGGAAGAGTGAAGTCTGAGTTTGCACAAGCCTTAACGGTAAATGACGCTCGTGAGTATCTTGGTTTTACTGAGATTGAAGGAGGAGAAACCCTACTTGGTCAAACACCAGAAATAAGTGACAATAAAACAGAACAGGATGTGAATGTTAATGAAGAAGAACTTGGAAATCAGAGCCCTACAGACACTGGAGAAGACAGAGGATAATGTAGTGGAAGGATACGCATTAAAATTTAATAAAGAATCACGTAATTTAGGTGGATTCGTGGAGACAATTTCACCAGAAGCATTAGAAGGTGTAGACTTGACAGACGTACGTTGTTTCATGGATCATGACTCTAGTAAGTTATTGGGACGCACATCAAGTGGCACACTGGAATTGAATGTGGATGATATTGGATTACATTTTCGTTGTGTACTTCCTGATACAAGTAATGGACGTGACGCAATGGAACTTGTAAAACGTGGTGATCTGAATCAATGCTCATTTGGTTTCACAGTAGCTAAAGACAAATGGACAAAAGGTAAAGACATTATGAAACGTTCAATTAACAAAATTGGTTCATTATTAGAAATTTCGCTAGTATCAATTCCAGCATATGATGACACTGATGTACGAGTTGCCACACGCTCACTAGAGGAAGCGGTTAATGAATTAGAGAAACAACGCTTAGAAGTTGAATTGGAGCTGTTGGGCTTGTAATTTAAAGCCCACAACTTCTTATATCTATGCTATAATTAAAACAGAAAGCTAGTGAAGGAGTGAGATTGATTGAATCGTGAAGAGCAAATCAAAAAAGCACATGATTTATTGTCAGAAGGCAAATTTGAGGAAGCACGCAGTTTAGTTGACGCAATTAAGAAACATGACGCAGAAGAGTTAGAAAATAAAGCTTCTGAAGAGCAGCCTGAAGAAGATAAACTTATTGAAGAAACAAAAGATGAAGAAAAAGAAGAACAAAAAGAGCCAGAAACAGAAAAGCAACCTGAAGAACAACCAAAAGACGAAGAAAAACGCTCATTAGAGCAAGAAGGAGAAGAAGAAAATATGGAAAAAGTAGTGTTAGATGGAAAAGAAATCTCTCAACCAGAAACAGAAGTTCGTGGATTTTTAAATTATGTACGTTCTCATAACCCTAAAATGGACTTGCGAGCGCTTCCAGAAGGTGTAAAATCAACTGATGTTGGTGCTATCATCCCTGAAGATATTGTTACAAAAACAAAAATGTTACCTGAAACAGTAGTGGACTTACGTAACTTAGTTCAAACAGTGAAAGTAAGCACTCCAACTGGTAAATACCCTATTTTGAAATCAACAGAGGCTGTAATGCACACTGTAGCAGAACTTGAAGCAAATCCAGACTTAGACAAACCACAATTTGAAAATGTATTGTATGATGTTGATACTTATCGTGGACAAATTCCAGTTTCTCGTGAATCTTTAGATGATTCTGATGAAGACTTAGGAGCATTGATTGCGCGTCATATTCAACGTATCACATTGAACACAGCAAACGCTAAAATTGTTGAAAACTTGAAAACAGCAACAGCTAAAACAGTTCATAATTTGGATGAAATCAAAACAATCATCAATACTGAATTTGACCCAGCATACAACTTACAATTTGTAGTTTCTCAATCGTTCTACAATGAAGTAGATTTAATGAAAGACAATGAAGGACGTTACATGTTACAACCTTCAATTACAGCTCAATCTGGTAAATCTTTACTTGGTTTGAATGTAACAGTACTTTCTGATAAATTGTTAGCTGGAGAAGCTCCCAATAAAAAAGTAGCATTCTTGGGTGATCCTGCTGGATTTACATCATTCTTTGACCGTAATGAAATGGCAGTTCGTTGGCAAGAACATCAACACTATGGAGAAATTCTAGCTGCAGCAATGCGTTTTGACGTTAAAACAGTAGACGCAGCAGCTGGTAAATTCTTAACTCTTGATACAACTGCAGTAGCACCAGGTGTAGGAGAATAATATAAACATTTACGAAGAGGGGTGGGGCTCATGCCTCGTCTCTCTTTTATTATATGATAAAGGAGTGATAAAGTCAATGCTTACAGTAGAAGAAATCAAAAATAATTTGCGTATTGACTATGATGAGGATGACACCTATTTAGAAATGTTACTTGGAGCAGCACAACTCTATATTTTAGGGAGTATTGAGGTGACGGTATTACCAGATGACCCAAAAACAAACACACTAGTATTCATGCTTGTGTCATTGTGGTATGAAAACCGTGTACCAGCTACAAATGCACTACAACAACAAGTACCATTTACTATCACAGCAATGATCCATCAATTGAGGGGGTTAAATCATGGCGAATATCAAGACGTCCAAGTTGAATCAGCGGATTACACTACTAGTGAAGACGCGCTCACGAAATGAGTTCTTTGAGTGGATTGAAACATGGAATCCAGATAGAAAAATATGGTGTTCCGTCAAACAGCAGTATTTTAAAGACTATCAAGATACTTATGGAACAACGCTCGCTAATACAACAAACTTTATTATTAGATATGATACAGGCCACCTGGTTTCAAAATCTAATCGTATTGAGTTCAAAGGTAAACAATACAGAATAGAAGACATTCTGGAAGGTTCATTTGATAGAGACTTCACTACATTAGTATGCAAACAAGTGGAGGACTAACCATGAAAAAGAATTATGTGGATTTTAGCTCAGCCTATAAAGCGATAGGGAAAACAGAAAAACAATTTAAACAAGCAACCGTCAAAGCTGTTGAAGCTGGCGGAGAATATGCCTCAAGATATTTAAGAGTAAAAACACCAGTTGACTATGATACCAAAACACACATGCGAGATCATATTGTGTATAGTAAACCAACTGTAAATAACCCAGTATCAGAAGTTGGTTTTGATAAAAAAGTAGCATGGAGAGCACATTTTGTAGAATTTGGTACGATTAAACAAGACCCACAACCATTTATAGAAACAACAATGAAAGACATAGAAAACAAGATAGCCAATATTATTCAAAGTGAAATGATGAGGAGGATGAAATAATGAAATTACCAATTCTAATGATTGCGGAAGTATTGGAAGAATCCATTCCAGAAATAGATTGGTTTGTCAATCAAATAGAAGAAGAGAAACAAGTAAATCCACCGTATCCATTAGGACGTATCGTAGAGTTATCTGGTGACTACGTAGATTATGCCTCAGAGCAGCCTAATTATCTAACAACAATGGTTCAAGTGGATGTGTGGGTACGTGATGTACAAGAATCAAACAAGTATTACTTTTTACTTGATAAAGTTATGCGTGAGCAAGGTATTCAATGTGCATACACAGAAGAAACACAAGACCAGGATTTGAAAGAAGGACGTAGAATTATTAAGCGTTATGTACTATCACAACGTGTATTATAATTTAACCCACTAATGCCAAAACCCTATCACTAGATGGGGTGGAGGGTCAACCTATAGAAATTCCAAACATTTATACAGAGCCATTAAAAAATATGGCTGGGACAATTTTCATCACTTTATTATAGCTGATAAACTAACTAAAGAAGAAGCAGACTCATTGGAAATAAAACTAATTAAAGCATATGACACTACACGAATAGGATATAATATTTGTGTTGGTGGTACAGGTGTAATGACGTGTAGAAAACACAGCGTACACACAAAACAAAAAATACGTGAACGCAGAAAAAATCAGATTTTCTCAAAAGAAAGTCAGAAAATGAAAGCGGAGACGATATTAGGATTTAAATACAAATACATTGAAGTCACATTCAATGATGGTAATACTCGTAAGTATCAGTTAACATCAGACATTGCAGACGAGCTTGGTTTTGATAAAGGACATATTAATAAGTGTCTAAATGGGAAAAGAAAATCTCATAATAAATGTACGTTTAACTATGGTTTTTAAGTCAACACAAATGCTTAATAATATGCTATAATTACTGTAGTAGCAAAATAATAATAAAGGACGTGATTATCATAGCTTTAATCGGATTTGAAAAGGCAATCATTTCAGTACCTAACGCAGGCGGTACTGGCGTGGAACAATTAGTAATTGATAAGTCAGGCGGAGGTACAATTGAAGCAAGTATCTCAGGTATTTCACCAGACCAAACAAAAGTGTACGCTTCAAATGTACCAATCTACGTTTCAGCAAAAGGTGTTGGCGAGTTAACAGCTTCATTAAATGTATTTGATCTTTATAAGAACGGTGTATATGAAAAAATTATGGGTATCACACGTGATGAAGATGGCGTGGCTATGGTTGGACAAGACACAGAAGCACCATATGTATCAGTAGTATTTGTATCAAGCACAGCAGATGGCAAGAAGATGTTCTTAGGATTAACAAAAGGACGTTTCTCACATCCAGAATTAGCCTTGAACACATCAGAATCTGGTGGAACAGAACCAAATACAGAAACAATTGAAGGTTCATTTGTAACGGATTCACGTGGAATTGCTTACATGAGTGGAGTGGAAGAAGCTAGCAAGTTAACACTAGAAAAATTCATCAACAAAGTAAACAACATTGCAACAGAGTAAGATTAAAACCTAGCCTTAACTGGTTAGGTTTTTCTTATTGCACAAGTAAGTGAATCTATGTTATAATGAAATAGTAAAGAAATAAAACTAATTGGAGGAATTGAAATGATTAAATTGAAATTAGAAATTGATGGGAAAACAAAAGAGTTTACACAAAAATCAGTAAAGGTGCGTGCCATGCGTGAAATGATGAAATTCCAAGCACGTATGGAAAAGGTACAATCTGGAGAGGAAGAAATGTCAGCCTTAGACCAAATTGACACAATGATTATGTTAGTAGCTGATGTATTTGACAATCCAGAAGTAAACTTTGACAACATTATTAATGGTGTTGAAGCAGATAAGCTAGAAGAAGTACTTGGTGGCGTATTTGACGCTATTGGTGGTGGAGAAGCAACCCCATCAAAAAAGGTGAAAAAAACCTCTCAGAAATAAGCTGGGAGGAACATCTTGAAGCAATGGATAAGATGTACACTGACCTTCTATCCAGCGAGTCTGGAACATGGTCTCTATCAGAAATTAACAACGCAGATTATAATTTACTAATGGAACTATTTACAAAAGACAATAAACCTAAAAAAGAAAAACTGCAAGACCCAATAGATTTCTTTGGTACATTTATGAGTCCACAAGATATGGCAAAAGTAAAAGGTGAGACACTTTAGCACACCGCTAGAGTGTCTATTTTTATGTTATAATAGATTAAGAAAGCAAGCAAAAGGAGTGAAATGCATGGCACAAGATAGACCTATAGGAAATATGAAATTTGGCGTTGGTTTTGAAGGCTTAGATGAATCACTAACAACTTTAAATAAATTAAACAGTGCAATCAAGCAAACAGAATCAGCAATGAAAACAAACATTTCTACAATGGATAAAGGTAATAAAACAGCCTCTGACTACGCACGTGCAGAAGCAGATTTAACGAGAGCCTATGAATTACAAGCTAAAAAAATTGCATTACTAGAAAAAAGAAAAGAAGAACAAATCAAAGCACATGGTGCTGAATCAGCAGCAGTTGCTAGAACAGTTGACCAAATCAACAAAGCCTCAGCAAAATACAATCAGTATAACAAAGAGATTGATAAAAACAAACAAGCACATATTATCGCTTCAAGTGGTGTAGATAAATATAGTAAAGCCATTAAGAACAATGAGTCAGCTATGAAAGATGAAGTCAGTGCGCTACGTAGTGCTGGTGATAAGGTAGGAGCATATAAAGCTCAAAAGCAAGGCTTGCTGAAACAAGAAGAGTTGACAACTAAAGCCATTAAAGCGCAAGAAAATGTAGTAAAACAAATGACCAAGCAATTTGGTGAAAATTCAACACAAGTCGCTAGCGCTAAAGAAAAACTAGAAACATTTAAGCGACAACAACAAATAACAAGTAAGCAGATAGACGGAACAAATAAAGGACTCAAGGAATCATCTAATGCATTTCGTGGATTAAATGATGAGATGTCTAAATCTGAGCCAGCTTCTAAAAAGGCAGTTAGTGGGTTAGGAAAAGTAACCACTGGTTTAGGTGCTATGTTAGGTGGGATTGGTAAAGTTGTAGGTAAGGTTGGACTGGGTGCGTTACTAACTATTGGTAATAAAGCGTTTAATGCCGTTTCATCAAACGTAGATTCAGCCATTAAACGTATTGATACATTGGCAAACTCATCAAGGGCATTCCAAAATATGGGATTCTCAGCAGAAAATGCTGCAAAAGCAATGAAAAACATTTCTAAAGCGATTGAAGGCTTGCCAACTGCATTAGATGATTCCGTCTCCAATGTGCAATTATTAGCAGCCTCAACAGGTGACCTTGATAAGTCAGTTGACATTTACAAAGCATTGAATGACGCAATACTCGGTTTTGGCGGGGACGCCAACATGGCAAATAATGCTATTGTTCAGCTATCCCAATCGTTCTCTAATGGTAAAGTAGATGCACAAACGTGGAACTCTATGATTAACTCAGGTTTGGGACCAACATTAAATGCATTAGCTAAACAAATGGGCATAACGACTGGCGAGTTGAAAGAAGGTCTTTCAGAAGGTAAAATATCTGTTAATGATTTCCAAGACGCTCTTATCAAACTAGACAAAGAAGGTGGCGGCGGACTTAAGTCATTAGACCAGATTGCCAAAGACTCTACTAAAGGTATTAGCACCTCACTAGCAAATGCTAAAACAGCTATGGTGCGTGGTACAGCAGAACTAATTAAAAGCGTAGATGAAATGCTTAAGAATATGAATCTACCAACTATTAGTGAGTTCATCACAAACGCAGGAACAAACATGGAAAACTTCATGAAAAAGGTTGCTGCGGTAATACCTGAAATTGCAAAAAACTTTAAGTGGGTTGGAGACGTATTTGACGGAATTAAAGAAATCTTTGCAAATGTCATGGATGAAGTGGATGCCTTTATTTTCAATTTTACAAATGGCTTCAAGCAAATGGTAGACTTTGTTAAAAATGTGTGGAATGGTGATGTACAGAGTAATGATTATTATCTACTTAGATTAGCTGGACTTGATTATGAAACAATTTGGAAAATAGAGGATTTTATAAAAACGTTTAAAGAAAAGGCGGAAACCTTTGGGGCTTATGTACAAGGGTTCTGGAAACTATTTTCTAAAGATGAAGCAACATCACTAGATGGATATTCAATGCTTAGAACACTAGGCATGACACAGGATCAGATCACAGGTTTAGAAACCGCTGTAGAAAACGTCAAGAAGTTTCTAAGTGGCTTAAAAGATGTGGTACTAGATTTGGCAGACATAGCACTGTATAACTTAAATCAAGAGTTCCAGACTCTTTATAAGTTTTTCACAGAAGAGGTGGTACCAGACTTGCTTCCAATTATGCAATCATGGTCGGAGAGCTTTGAACGTATGAGTGAGGTATTTAAAGACACAGGGGATAGTGCCAATGGATTTAAAACAGCTATTTTTATAGCGTGGAAAATAATAGAAGATAGATTTCAAGGATTGTGGATTGTTGTTAAAACAATCATGACAGCTATACAGATTACTATTGAAACAGTGACAGTCGCAATCGCTGGAGTACTAAACACGTTTGGTCTTGTTATCACAGGTCAATGGAGTAAAGCATGGGAAGAAATTAAGAAAACTGGAGAACGTATTTGGGCAGCCATCTGGGGCGGAATTAAAGATACATTCTTAGGAAAAATTCTGATAGCATTGGGAGAATTCTACAACGAGAATAAAAAAATCTTTGACGGTGTTTGGGAAACAATCACAGGAATATTATTTGCTGTTCCAGGGTTTGTGTTTGACATCTTCACAAAAGTACCTCAACGAATGGTAGAAGCCATTAAAGGTGGTAAAAGCGCAGTAGTGGCAGCCTTTAAGGAAGTATTCAATGCCGCTCTAAGAGCTATTGGTAAGCCAGTAAATGGTATTATTAAAGGTGCGTCATGGGTGCTTGAAAAACTGGGCGCAGAACCTCTACAAGAATGGGACGTACCGCAATACGCCACAGGTACTCCAAAAGGTGGTCACCCAATCAATGGCCCAATGATGGTTAATGATGGACGTGGAGCTGAAACAGTTATCACACCAGATGGTAGAGCCTTCATTCCTAAAGGACGCAACGTTGTTCTAAACGCACCAAAAGGAACACATGTCTTGACAGCAGAAGAAACCGCACAACTTCAAGGTTCAAAAGCACCTCGTTACCGTTATAAAAAAGGTACTAACTTCTTTGGTAACATGTGGGACAGTGTGAAAAATGTTGCTGGTAATGTAGGAAACACACTGAAAAACGTAGTAGGTGATGTGTGGGACTTTATCTCAGACCCTGGAGCATTAGCTAGAAAAGTACTTGGTGGATTGGATGTATTAGGTGGATTAACAAAATATCCATTAGAAGTAGGTAAGGGCATACTATCTAAAGCCACAAGCGCACTGACTGAAAAGATTACTGGTTTGTTCTCATCTGGTAACTTAGATACCTCAATAGGAACAAATGGCGTCTATAAATATTTGGCTGATGTTGCTAAGTCTGTAATGAAGAAATTCCCAGGCTTCATGGTAACTAGTGGATATAGACCAGGTGACCAGTATTCACATGGTAAACGTAACGCCATTGATATTGCATTACCAGGTGTCACAGGAGGCTCACCTAAATACACAGAAGCCGCAAACTATGCTTTTGAAAAATTCGCTTCCAAGATTGGTTACGTAATTACTAATGGGAAAGTTCGTGACCGTTCAGGGCAATCAGGTACAGGTATTCATAACGATTGGAGACCATGGCCAGATGGAGACCATTATGATCACGTGCATTTAAACGGTGTGAAAGACCCACAAAACACTCAAATTTCAGGTGATAGTGTGGGAGGCAGTGGCGTAGAAAGATGGCGTAATGTAGCAATCAGAGCATTGAAAATGACTGGTCAATACAGTACTGCAAACTTAAATGCATTACTAAATCAAATGCGTACAGAGTCAAATGGTAACCCTAATGCAATTAACTTGTGGGATCCAAACGCTATGAAGGGTACACCATCAAAAGGATTAATGCAGGTAATAGACCCAACATTTAGAGCATATGCAATGCCAGGTTTCAATAGTAATATCTATGACCCATTATCTAACATTCTTGCTTCCATCAGATATGCACTCGCAACATATGGTTCACTAACAAATGCGTATCGTGGAGTTGGCTATGAAAACGGCGGAATAATCACGAAAGAACACCTTGCAAGAGTTGGAGAAGGTAACAAGGAAGAAGTAGTTATTCCACTAACTGGTTCTGGTTTAAAACGCTCTAGAGCTATGCAACTATTAGCATATGCAAATGAGAAGTTGAATAAACAGAGTACTTCAACAACGGTTACTACGAGTAACTCTAACTCTGACTCTAACCTACAACTTATCATTGCTCTAATGCAACAACAAAACGAGTTACTAATTAAACTCTTAGAAAAGAACACGGATGTTCTATTAGATGGTAAGAAATTAAATCGTGAGTTACAGAATATAAACAAAAATGAACAAAGAAATACGAATCGTTCTCTAGGGTTAATTTAATATTTATATATATAAAGGTGGTTCACAGCCACCTTTATTTGTGTTATAATGAGAATATAAAGAATTGAGGAGTGGAAAAAAATGCCTAGTAATTATAATTTTTTAAGAACATTTACCTTTGATGGTCAAGCGACAAGTCATTTGTTTCAGATTTCCAAGGTAAACATTCCGTTCATGAGTAAAGAAAACGAGTTTTTCACCGTAGGTAATACAGATGGAAAACATTTCAGAAATACACGATTGGGAGAATATAGTATTTCAATTGATGGTTTCGTTATTAAAGATAATACTGGATTAGATGTGTCAAGCGCTTTAGACCAGTTGAAGTTAATTATTAACAGTGATGAACCAAAGAAACTGATTTTTGACATCTTCCCAGATAGATATTTTAATGCTATTTTTTCAGGAGTACAAGAGTATGATGCAACGGATCCAAGATACACACCTCTAACACTTGTTTTTGATGTGCCTGACGGATTAGCTCATCAACTAGAACCAAACACTTTTACGAATGTATATTCTACATCAAGAAACCTTATTTTGGATCCTGAATATCAGAAAAAGGATGTGTATTTACATCCAGGAGTTAAGTTAGCAGAAGAAAAACACAATGGATCATCTGTTGTTTACGTAGATTATAGAGAGGGTATTCCTTACGGAGGCTCAGCGCAAGATGAATACGTGTGGTTACCTATATACTATATGAATATGCGTAAACTACCAGAATTGCAAGTAGGTCAGGATGTAAACTTTTCAATAGAGGCTAAAGTATTAGCTATTGATGAAGATAATGAGAGGCCAGAGGCAGGTAACCTAGTTTTAGAAGAATGGTCTGTCAATCCATCAAAACGATTGCGTACACACTTTATCAATATACCCAAAGAAGTAGGAGACTTCAAAAAATATGGTAAGGTGATTAAAATTACAGACCCTAACACCAAAGCGCTCAATCTAAACTATGGTATTACTGGATTAGATACTACTATTCACTGGTCTAAACCAATGATGTCACTATTACCACCAATTGGTGAGACAGTAACCGCTCCAAGCGTGGGCGCAAAGGCATATAGTAATAGCTTAGACTTTGGTGAGTCTGATTATAGTGGGAATCCTAACTTAATGATTCCGTTAAAAGCTAGTAATTTTAATCAGCCGTCTGGTGTTACTGTGGAAGATGTTGGGAATGCCTTAAAAGTAAATTTTACTAAAACTGAAGGGGCTACTTTTTTAGAATCTATAACAAATATTCCAGCTTTATTACCAAATACTCAATATACATTAAGTGCAGATGTTACTGTTTCTGAGGGATACACGGGTAAACTAGAAAATTTAAGGTTAGGGTATAGGAAATTTCCTGGCGGAACAATTATATTACCACTGACAGCTAAAGATGCGGTTGTGGGTCAGAAGACTAGAATATCTATAACAGCTAATTCTAGCGCTACAACAGACCCATCAAAGTTTGATAGAATGTACTTCACAATTAATACAACATCAACAGAACCATTTGTTGGATCGGTTTTAATCGAAAATATTAAAGTTGAGGAAGGAACAAACGCTACCCCATACCAGCCCAATTTACTTGATGCACCGTATTATTTGAGTAAGGTGGCTTTGGGTGAGAATATTGCAAATAAAGATGTGCAGTTTCCTATTACTACCACTGATTATATGGTGTATGGTAAAGCTAATACAGAAAATTATACACTTAATCAAGAATACACAGTTTCAATAAAAGCAACCAAACCATCTACACAACAATTCTATGTTTATGTAGACTGTGGCAAAAATAAAAAAGTAACACTTTCACCAGTTGAGGGCTTGACTGATGTGTGGGAGGGCACTTTCACCGTAGACCAAACTGACATGAACAACGGAGTTACTAATTACTTTT